AAAAGTTACACAAAGAGTTCCAGACGTTCCAATTGCTGTCAATGCTATTCGTCAGCGATAAGCTCTTCAATGATGTTTCTCGGAGGCGGATTAACTTTGGTCGAGAAGCGAAGAGGGATTCTCTTAGGTGGCTTACAAGGCATTACAAAGTTTGTAGTCTTTTGAGTTGGCTCTTTGCTTTTGATCAATTTGTATGGTTTCATATCATATATAAGTGAGATTGGAGAATAATGAGTCAAGGCGATGCTCCGTACTGCGGCCCAACTGGCCCGATTAAAGATCCAAGAGTGGATCTTGCTCCACCTTATTGCCGAGACGATCGAGGCAATTGCGAAGATAACAGTGCTTCACTGAAGGATGTTCCCGGTCAAGCTGAATCTTGGATTGAAGAGTTTACTCTCGATCCAATGGGTAATGGTGAAGCTGTTGATTGTGACCCGATGCTTAGAGGTCACATCGTTAATGGACAAACAGGTCATCACGACCGTAATGCAGTCTATCGTTATTCTAAGTCCTTACGAGGAACTGACGAAGCTGTAACAAAATTGTTCTCAGATATTGTTGTACAAGATACAAAGTCTCAGTGGTTCAATGTCCCAATCATGTGGGGAACTCAAGAGAAAGCTGTTATGGCGATCATTGGTAAGAATTACCGAAATGATCCAACGCTTGTTGTTGATGCTGTGAAGTTACCTCTGATGTCGATTCATGCTTCTAACTATGAAGTGGACATGAAGCGATACACGTATCATAAAGCGGTTAATTATTTAAGAGATTACAAGCAAAACTGGCGACCGGGCTTCATGGTTAAGGAGCGTCGTGATAATGACACTGTGTATGGTGTTTCACGAGGATTGCCGGTCAATATAGGTTATGAGCTTATGGTTTGGACTGCTTATCAGGAAGACATCGTCCAGATAATGGAGCAAGTGATCCCAAAAGTCTCACCTATGGGATATATACGAGTTAGAGGAGCGGGTTGGGAAATCCCTGTACGCTTAGAATCAATGTCTAATAACATTGAGTATGAGCCGGGAGACCAATCGACACGTGTAATCAAGTTTCAGTTCAACCTTGTTGCTGAGACTTATATCGCTCAACCGATTACTCGAAAGAAATCAGTGCTTAGCACTCGCATTGAAGTTGTTGACAGGATGGAAGACGACGACATTGCAGAAGTTTTGGCACGTTTAGAACAGGCTGTGGAGGAATCACAATGATTGAAGTTACGAATAAGACAAAGTCGCCGGTCCAACTGGTTGTTCGCTCGAAGGAAGCCCCGAAGGCATTTACTACTTTGACTATCGCCGGTATTGGTGCTAATAAGAATTTAGTGCTACTGGAAGATGAAGTTGTAATAAGCGATATTATCGAAAGACTTCAGAAATTGAAGATGATCTCTACTAGATACATTTCAAACAAAGAGTTGAAAAAGGGAGATTAAGTATGGCGATTCTTAGGGGTTTCCCACCGTCGAATACTCTTGGAGCAGGCGTCTACATTACTGAAAAAGACCTGTCATTCGTCGCACCGGAACAATCGTTCCACCGTGCCGGTTTGGTTGGTTTTGCAAGTAAGGGGCCGATCAACGTTCCAACGGTCGTGAGCACGCAACGACAACTTAATAGCGTGTTTGGATATCCGCATCCTGAGTCGGGTGATCCATACATGATTTACGCTGCTCAGCAATACTTGTTGGTTGCTAACGAACTTTACGTTGTTCGTGTTGCCGATGAAGACAATGTGAGCGACGAGAAGGCAGAGATTGCATCTGTTGATGTTCCTTCTGCTGGTGGTCGCATTCAGATTGAGTCCGATACGGCTGGCCCGTACACGTTCGCTAACGACTCCTTCTTCCGTTGGAGATTGAACGGTGTTCAGTCCCCGAAGACTATCGTTCAGCTTGCCGGTACTTATTCAACCGAACAGCTTATCGAAGATTTGAATGCTCAAGTCAATGGCGACATTGACGGCATCGAATTCTACGAAGCTACCGGCAACAAGATTGGCGTTATGACAACCTTCTCGTTCGGCCCTGATGCTGAGCTTGAACTTGTCTCAGTTCAGGACGCAATGTACGGCGGCGACGTTTATGACGGCATGGACGCAGAAGCAACGAACATTACTGGTCTTGGAACGGGTATGACTCGTGCTCGCCTAGTCGGCAGCAAGTCTCAATATCCTGCTTCTTACCAGACTGCCGGTAACTACAATTTGACCGGCCTTACAGAACTTAATATTCAAATCGTTGTCGATGGAACGGATAACACCCTCATCGATAACGTAGTTCAGGTGATCGATCTCGCAGACCTTGAAGGTGCTGAGTGGACGATTGCTGAAATTGTTGATGAAATCAATAACCAGAAGGTGGAAAACGGTGGTTCGCTACCGGGTGGTTGGACGGCTTATGAAGAAGGCGACAACCTTGCAATCCGTACTGATCACACTGGACGTGATGCACGTCTCTTGGTGAAGTCGGATAGTACCGCTGCTGGTATCTTCGGTCTTGAGAGTGTTACAAAAGTTGGAACGTCGCCAATCGGCACCTCTGGTGCAACGGCTGTCCATACTTACGGTCGTGTTAACGGAGACGCTAACGACAGCGGAGCAGTGACCTTTACGGTGACGGCAGATTCGGCTGGTATCGACGGTAATGCGACTCAGATCGTTGTTGCAAACAACATTCGAGAAGGCAACTTCCAAGTTCAGGTCTTTAACAACGGTGTTCAACTTGAATCTTGGGGTAACTTGACGAAGGACGAGACGAGCCGTTTCTATGTTGAAACTTATCTCTCCCTTGTTTCGGATTGGATTCGTGTTGACGACAACACGGCTAACCCGGCTCCTCCGCTTGATGGTACTTATACCCTCTCCGGTGGTTCCGACGGTATTCCTTCCGATCCAGATGATCAAGATGCATTGTTGATCGGTAATGCTTTGGGCTTCACTGGTATGTACGCCCTTAGCGAACCTGAGCAGTTCGATATCGACCTTATCGCAATTCCGGGTCACTCCAGCACGTCTGTTGTGACGGCCCTCCTTGATCTTTGCCAGAACGTCCGTATGGACTGCTTGGCGATCATCGATCCACCATTCGGTCTTACGGTTAACGAAATCGTCGCATGGCAGAACGGTACGCATCCACTCAACACCGCCCGATTTGATTCGGACTTCGGTGCTCTCTACTGGCCTTGGGTCAAGATGAGAGACAGCTTTAACCAAGTTGACGTTTGGGTTCCGCCGTCTGGTTCCGTCATGGCAACCATTGCTCGTTCGGATCAACTCTCGGCTCCTTGGTATGCACCAGCCGGTATGAATCGTGGTACGGTCAACAACATTCTGGACGTGTTCTCCCGCCCAACGGCCGCAGAACGTAACCTAATGTATGGATACCGTAACTGTATCAACCCGATTGTGCAGTTCGTCGATCTCGAAGGATTCGTAATTTGGGGTCAGAAGACCTTGCAGCGTCGTCCAACGGCTCTTGACCGAGTCAACGTTCGTCGCCTCATGTTCTACGTTGAGAAGCGTATCCGTACTGCTTCCCGTCAGTTGCTCTTCGATCCACATGACGATGAACTTCGCCAGAAGTTTGTCAGAATCTCTACGGCGATTTTGACAGAAGTACAAGTTGGACGTGGTTTGACGGACTTCCGAGTGAAGTGCGATACCGAACTTAACACTTCGGACGTTATCGATAGAAATGAAATGCGTGCCCGAATCGGCATCCAGCCGACCCGAGCGGCCGAGTTTATCTTCATTGAATTCTCCATTCATAGAACCGGCAGCTTCGCAGAGAACGCAGACACCTTCTAATTAGTTGAGCGAAAGGCTCCCTCAATTGAGGGAGCCTTTCTTCAATCTCACCTTAACAAGCATAGATAAAAGCAGGAGTAAGTATGGCAGCGATGGGCATTGGCAATGTAGGTGCTCCCGGTGTCATCTTCAAGAGAAAGTTTCGTTGGACGTTAGAGATCAATACTCCTTGCGGTTTCATTCCTAAGCACTATGTCAAAACGGCAAGTCGCCCAAAGCTTGAAATTGAGGACTATGAGATCAACTTTCTCAATGCCGTGTCATGGATTCCCGGCAAAGGAAGATGGCAACCCATTACTGTTGTTTATCGAGATGTAGCGGCTCAAGACTTTGGTGCCTTATACAGTTGGATTAACACAGTTTATCAGGGTTTGGGTGGCCTGCAAGACACAGCAAATTTGAAACAAAGCGAGAAGGCCGGTTGGAATGGTGTAGCCAACTTAGTGCTTTATGATGGATGTGGTACACCATTAGAAAACTGGCTACTTGGGTCTGTATTTCCTATCTCCGTTGATTTCGGGGAATTGGATTATGAAAGTTCTGAAGAAGTTACGATTGAGTTGTCTCTTCGGTATTCAGAAGTTGCCTATCAGAACCTATGTGGTCCTGCGGTAACGAACTGTTGCCAAGGTTGCTAACTGTTTGGAGTAATATATGGCTAAAAAAGCAATGGGTATTGGAGTCGTAGGTCGTCCCGATATGACATTCAAACGTAAGTTCCGTTTCACGTTTGAAATTCAGGGCTTCTGCGGTAATGAGAAGAACCTCATTCCGGAGAGCTTCGTGACGGTTGCCTCCCGTCCAAACCTCGAAATTGAAGAAACACAGATTGACCACTTGAATGCTCGCACATGGATTCCGGGTAAAGCTTCGTGGCAGACGATGAGTGTGACCTACATGGATGTTGCACACGAAGAACAGCGTAGCCTCTGGAACTGGCTCGCAACGATGTACGATTTCACCGATCCAGTGAACCTTTCTCAAGGCGAAAAGCGAGATTGGGACGCTACCGGTATTCTGAACATGTACGATGGCTGCGGTACTTTGCTTGAAGGATGGGAACTCCATCACCTCTGGCCGACCGCTATCAACTTCGGCGACCTTGATTACTCGGTCTCCGACATTGCAAATATTGAATTGACGCTTCGATTCAGCGACGTTCGATACAAATCTTACTGTCCAGACTTTACTCCAGTGTCTTGCTGCTCGCCTTGCGGTACTGGTCGTTCGTCGAACTAAGTTAGGAGTATTAAATGCCTGAAAAGATTCCAATGGGAATTGGAAGATTAGGTTTTCAGAATCTAATCTTCAAAAGAAAATTCCGTTTCACATTCGAGCTAGAGGACATCTGCGGTGGACGTAAAGTCCCTAAGCACTTTGTTAAAGTGGCCGCTCGTCCTAGCATTAGTATTGAAGAAACGCAGATTGATTTTCTTAATGCCAGAACATGGATTCCCGGTAAAGCTCAATTTGAAACGATGTCGGTAACGTATCTTGATGTCGCTGACACGGATATGGGGCCTTTATTTACTTGGTTGGCGTCTGTATACAACTTTTCTGATCCTGTACAACTCCAGATGGGTTCGCAGAGGAAAGACTATACAGCCACCGCCATCATTAAGATTTGGGATGGTTGCGGTACTTTGATGGAAATCTGGACGCTGAAAGACGTATGGCCTACGGCCATTGACTTTGGCGATCTTGATTACTCTTCATCTGACATGATGGATATCCAGCTTACCCTAAGATACAGCAATGTAACTTACGAAAGCATCTGCCCCGGATTCACCTTCGATCCTTGCTGCTCTGGCTGTCCAGATGGAAGTCCTGATGCTCCACCTTCACAACAAGGTGGCAGCGGAGTTTAAGATAAGTGGTCATTTTGATTTGCTAAGAAACGGAGGAATTACCTCCGTTTCTTTCTATATTATGCAGGGGTTTCTATGGCTTTGATGGGATTACAGTTCGGACTTGAAACTAACAGTTTTGAGAATGATCCTTCGAGACGAACAGTTGCTAAGACCTGTTTACGTCGATTCCGTTGGCTCTTTAAGATTGATGGGATTTCTGCTCAGGGAGTAAATGCTCTTCCTCCATCCCAAGCTGCTAGACCAAGTTTGTCTTTCAATGAAATTGAAGCACGACACATTACAGAAAACATGTATTATCCGGGACGACCGGATTGGCGTCCGATCAATCTTGTGCTTTATGATGTTGTCAAGACCAATGGCGATGGTGCTCGATTCCACCCTGTCTTCGATTGGATGGAGAAGATTTATGTACCAGAGAAAGATGCTTCTTACAAAACAGCATCAGAGGGATTGATCAAAGAATGTGATCTAGAAATGCTCAGTGGTTGTGGAGAAGTTGTTGAGCGATGGATCTTTGAGAATGTATGGCCGCAAGCCATTGATTTTGGAACATTAGATATGGCTAATGCTGAAATAGTGACCTGCGACCTTACACTTCGATATGCCAGAGCGTACATCGTTAAGGGATCAAGTTAATTCTACTTCGAGTTCTTCCTCTTCAGGAGATCCCATTTCGGAGCCGAGGATTAACTTCATTTCATTCAGGGCATCTTCAAGCTGCTTGCCCTTCCATTTCATCTGACGACATGTGCTACTCTTGTTGAGTCTGCCCTTCTTTGTGTAAACACTCTGTTCATTTTGAAGAAGACAATCAACGAGATCGCCATAGCCTCTATCGATCAATTTTTGAATGAGTTCTTGCGTCTCAATGACGTTAAGCGGATTAGCCATTTATATGCCTATAGTTTAAGTTAGAGGTAACTCCAATCATTCCCTTGACGCTCACGACCGTTTCTGAAGAACACAGATTCATGACAATCCTGAAGATGATTGTGATACTTCTTTTTCAATTCATTGTGGTTCTTAAAGCTGCGATACATCTGACGGAAGTGATTGATGATGCATGTGGTCATGTAATTGAATGCACGACCCTTACTGCGGTCAAAACGATCAATCTTCTCAAAACAGACAAGCACTGCTTCTTGAGTGGCGTCGTCAACATCAACACCTGAGTAGCGGTTGATGTAATAGTTCGCCAAGTTTTCAGAAAGTAAATAGAAAGCGGATGTTAGTTGGTTTTGGTAGTTCTTAAACTGTTGACAAGTTACGGCGTAGTTTTGTTCTTGTTGTACGAGAGCGTCCTGCTTTTCAGCCTTCGAATCGTGCGTCTTCTCACGTTCGTGAGTCTCAAGCAAATCTTTCAGCAACATTTCGCAACGTGCCTTCTGTCTTTTGAAGGACTGGAATGATTGGATAACTTGCTCGAAACTCTCGTTGTTAAGGTATTCGTTCGCCATTGCTCTCCTTGTTCACCTTCTAAATTGCGAAAATCAGAGGGTGAGTATATACTGAATAATAATTGAAAAATTTGTCGTTGTCAACTCGACTCTTATAAAAGAGTATGATGCTTACAATGATTATTGCAGAAATCCAATCGAACCCTCGCAGCGTGAATGGATATCGACAGCTTATCGACCATTACAAGAGTCGAAACATGACAGAAGAGGCCGCTGCCTTCGAGTATCTGATCGAGAAGAAGTTCAATGATAACAACACAGATCATCACCCTGAACAGTCAGAACAACCTAGAGAAAACCCTGACAAGCCTTAAGGGTATCGGTCCAATTATTGTAAACGACCTAGGCTCAACAGACCAAACACGTGAAATCTGTCAAAAACATGGCGTTATCTTAAGATACCATCAACTAGGGGACGGATACGCTAGTTTAAGGAATCGTTTGACAACTGAGAGTTCGACCAATTGGCAACTCTATCTTAACCCCGGCGAAGTCGTTGTTCAAGGCCATCAACTCTTAAAGAACCTCAAGTTCTCGGCCTACTATGTACCTCTAATCTCCGGTACAATCTACTGGAAAGAGATCCGACTATGGAACAAAGAACGGAACTACTTATTTCAAAACTCTGTCTTTGAGAGCTTACACTGCGAGACACAATATGAGTTGAACCTGATGCTCTATTGTGACGGACAAGCAAACATTCCGGAGAAACTGACCCTCATCAAAGCGTGGCGTGACAGAGAACCGACTAATGCTATGACATACTATGCCGAAGCTTCATGTATGCTATCACTTGGAAAAATGGATGAGTTCATGAGAGTCTCTGAACATTACATGTTCTTAGAAAAGAACAAGACTGGCATGTCGGCTATCATGAATCGTTACTACTACGCCATGTGCTCCATGAGCAAAGGCCAAGTCAAACCAACACTTCAGAATTTGAACCTTTGTCTTTGTGTTAAACCACTCATGGCGGAATTCTGGTGTGCCATCGGTGATGTCTACTACCACTTGCTTCGGCAATTTGACAAGGCAAAAGAGTTCTATGAGAACGCCATGCTCTTAGGTTCCCGTCGTAAGGGTAGTGATAAATGGCCGATGGATATCAGCAAGTACAAAAACTACCCACTCAAGATGATCGAGAGTTGCAAAAAGCTTTTGGAATCCAAGATTTCTTATGCCGATGTCAAGGCTTGATCAAGCTTTCTGTTCATTTCCAACATGGCACGAAGGTGCGATGCCTGAGCTTCTTTTGCTGCTTTTTGATCTGTTATGTTTACAAGACATCCTTCGAGGCAGGAAAGATTTCTACTGAAGTGCATAGCAGCACTAACCCAAATTTCTTTGCCATTATGCAAATGAAGCTTTAACTCGTAATTCTTGACTTGACCCCGTTTGCGAATCGTTTCGATCAATCTCTTGCGTTCATCAAGCGACTCATAGAGATTAGTAGTACGTTCTCTTTCGAGCAGTTCTTCTGTTGTATCATAACCAAACAAGTTGGCACAATACTTGTTAGCCATCAGAATGCGACCCGTTTCGATGTTAGACCGGATCAAAGCGACAGGAGCTTCTTCAAAAAACTCTTTGTAAACTGACAGTAGATTGAAAACGTTGTCCATTGTGTAAACCTCCCACTGGTTGACACAATATATACGTTTCTCACACCGAAACTGCGTCCAATTCATTGATGATCACAGTAACTTGATCCTGCCAGCGAGCCACGTCAAGTTGCTTTCTGCCGGGCGGTAAAGACCGTAATTTCGAAGCCAATTCCTCAATGGAACAGTTAATGACAGTCCATTCATTCTGAGGACGTTTAGCTTCCTCAGACTCGATTTCGGCCAAATCAACCTTATTTTTGGTTGGATAATAGGTGGCAAGTTGTTCGGCCCCCTTTGCCATCACTCGCTTGTAGATAGGATGGTTGCAGGAACATCCGGGGTTCTTGAGGAATTTTTGAATATCCTCACTCAACTCTTGGGGGAGGGTCTCCCGAAAGCGATTGTCCAAAAGGGCCTGCTTCACGTCCTGAAGTGTCAATTTTTTGCTCATTAGGTTTTCCTTGAAATTTCACATTGGTTA